GACGGTCATGCGGGGCCTCCGGCGGTTGCACGTTGCTTCTCGATCGTGGCTTGGAGACGGGCTGCGTCGGTGCCGCTCCACCCGACGGCCTTCGGCCGCTCGTCGGCCGCTGGGGCACCCTTCGGGGTCTTGGGGGCGTCGTACTGACCGCCAAGCACCTTGATCACGAACCCATCGACCGTGAACTGGTGCAGCGTCACCGGGCTATCGAAATACCGGCAGCCGGCCAGCCGTGGGATCGCTTCAAGGGCGGCGGCGAGCCACCCGTCCTGGACGATCACAGCCGCGGCGTGATCCGGGGGGTTCGCGGGCTTCCACGGGTTGCGGCGGGTCGCCGGTCCGGCACCGGCGTTCCATGCCCGCCGGAGGGTTTCCCATGCCTCCGGCTGCGAAGCCTCACGCGGAGGAGGAGGAATTCTCCTCTCCTCTCCTCTGCGACGATCGGCCGTCGGACCGTCCGACGCCGGTGCGTCGGAAGACCCGTATTGGCGTTTTCGCCCTGGATTTCGGTCTTCGTGGGCCCGTGAACGGTCGGATTGCTGCATCCTCGACTTGGCACACTGGCTGAACCGGCGATCCCACCCTGGGACAGCAACGCTTCCGCCAGCCTCGTCGATCTCCAGCCACCCGACGGCCGCCACGGCACGCCAGAAAGACTCGTCTGCCCCGCACGTTCGCACCAGCCGCGGTAGGGTCATTCGGGCCGACCCGTCGGTGCAGTGCATCGACGCCCACCCCCAAAGTTTCCAGAGGCGAAAGCAGACCACCTCGACCGGTTGCCCGGTCGTGTCGATCAGCTCTTGGACCTCCGGCTTCTCCGGCATGGCGAGGTCGACTGCGATCCATTCACCGGCCATGAGTTGACTCCTTAGTGAAGCATCTCTCTGACCGGAACCACAACGAGCCCGAACGACGAAAACCTTGAGCGAAATGCCTCGACGTTCTTGCCGACGTAAATGGCCACTTGGCCCTGAACTGGCGTGTTCGCAGGCTTTCCGCTCTTGTCAAGGAACTTGATTCGGCCGCGAATCAAGCACACCGCTGATGCTATAGATGCGATCTCATGGAACCATGCCGTGTCGGTTGCGTTGTTGATGAGAATGACGGCTTGTTCAAATCTCTGAGACTCTTCCACAACCTTCGCGGCGAAATGGCCTATCAAGTCCTTCCCATACGGAGGATTGAGCCAGACATTTCCTGTCCACTTCTTCGAGAGCCCGTCATCGTCAGACGTGAAAAACTTCTTGGCCCTCACGTTGGCCTGGGCCGTTTCGCAGGTCGCCGGGTCTAGGTCTATTCCGCCCATGACATCACGGGCAGCCTCTATGTATTGAGGTGGCGTGTACCACTCGTTCTCGCCGCTGTTCGCGTTGACGTGGCAACCCCTTGCGATGTTGAGCAGTCCAGCCTGCGTTACCTCACGTCCTTCGGCCTGGCATGCAAAGATGTATTCAAGAAACGTGTCCTCATCGACGGCCGCCTCGCGTTGCCAGCGTGAGGACTGCTGCTTCTCAATCCCAAGTTCATCAAGAGAGGGTGGTAACACGCTGTCACCATCCTTCCTTTTGTGCTGGTTCTTTCCCCTCGAGTCGTCCATTTGAGCCAGCATCTCGCCGGCCTTGCGTTCTGCGCGAAGTTTTACCTCCGAGGCGGCGTTCGCTGCGTCAAGACTCTCCGATATGCACTTGATGTAAACGCGAAGCGCCTCGGCCTGATCGCGAATCTTTAGGACGTCATCCAATGTTTTCGCGGAAGACAGTGCTCGATGTGCGTCTTCGATCCGCGATAGGCTCGTTACGGCATCAGCCATTTCTCAAATCCTTTCCACCCAAGAAGGTGTGCGTATTGAACTGAGACGCCGCTTGGAAACTTCAAGCGGCAGTCTTGATGGACGCGGCAGTGGCATTCATCACACAGAGTCACAAGGTCTTTCAGAGGTTCCGCGAAAATGTTTGCGTATGAGACGTGATGGCATCGCAAATCCTGTGTTGAGTGGCAAAGAACGCACCTACCAAAATCGCGTTCCTCTCGGTCATGTTTGACGCGATACCAGTGAGGGAGCTTGTAGTAAAGTTCCTTCATGTCAGGAGTTACCCTTGCAAGCGATGGCCGCTGTGCAATGTCTGGCATGGTGTAAGGGTCTTTTACTGTCCCTGTTCCGCCTATCAGGAATCCGTGGGCGTTTCGGAGTTGTTCAATAACAGGAGCGAGCCTGCTGCCGTTCTTTGCGGTTGTCTCGTAAGTCTTCTTCTGGATGGCAGTGCTAGACCTGAGCATTGCAAGCACGGCTGCTTGTGCCTCGTCTCGCTCGTGAAACTTCCTGCATTCCGTGGCTCTCGAGGCCACGGCGAACAGCGGCATCGCAGCGATCGCTTCGTCGCTTGTTTGCAGTGTCATGGTCAGTCCCCCGTCCAGTTCGTGCCCGGTCGTGGGCCGGCGTAGCCGAGTTGCTGTTTCGTGTTGCCCCACCGCTTGAACCACGCCGCACGCACGGCCAGCTCGTCGGCATATGGCCTCTCCAGTTCCATAGACTCCCTTGCCACCGCATTGGCGATCACCATCGCGGCATGGCGGTCGGCCGCCGTGTTGATGGCTTCGATTGCGTCCTCGGTCGTCATGCCCCACTCCTTGCGGCAGCGATCACCGCTTCCAGGTGCTCCGGCCCGTAGTGCCAGTGGCCGTGATGCTTCACGGTCGGCTTCGGAAGGTGGGCGATTGCCATCCGCACCTCGTACCGCGTGACCCGGCGGTTGGCGGCCTCGGTCCCGGCAGCGATGAGGTCGCTGCATCGGATCCACGTCCGGTGCCGGTCGCCCCGCAACTGCATGAACGTCACTTCGCCTACGTTGCAAGTCATTTCACAATCCTTTGTGTTTGTGCCGCGTGACGTGCGGCTGACGGTCGAGGTCACCGGCCATGCTGGTGGAGATGCCACCCGGCCCCCGGCTGCGGAGTTACGTCGCGACCACCGCTTGCGCTCTCCCCGCGGCCGATGAATCTGCAGCCGCTGCGGCCGGGAGCGGCCGGAGTGAGTCGAGTGTCTTCTGCATTTCTGCGATCCTCTTCCCCAGTTCCATAGCAGCGACCACGTCAGCCGCTTCGCGAGTCGGCGACCACTCAGCGGCCGGCTGCAGCTCGTCGAGGTACTGTCGCTTGACGTATGTGAAGTCTCCGACTTTGACGGTCTCGCCGGAGAACTTGCCGACGCGGCCATCTGGAAAGACGTATGTGAGGTAGACGGTTGCCATTGGTTTTCTCTTTTCGCGAAAGTGGAATGTCAGAAAGGAATGTCGTCGCTGGATGCACCGCTGGCCGCGTCGGCCTTCTGCGTGGCGGTGCGGTTCACCGGCCGATCTCGGATCTCCTTCGGAAGCGGGTCCGCGTTGGGCTTGTATTTCATGACCTTCACGAAGTCGTTGCCGGCCTTGCTAAGTGCAATCACCGTCTCGACAGTGACGACCTGGCCTTTGAGTTGGCTTTCATCCCACTCGCCGGCTGGCGGGTCGACGCGAGCCGACCGGCACAATGCTTCGACCGACCCGCGGCGGTCGCACGGGATCGAGTCGAAGACGGCTTTGATTCCCTTGCCGAAGTCGAGCCGCACGGTGAGGCACGTTCCCTCTGCGTTGGTCTTCGATTTCGCCCAATCCTTGGGCTGCATCTTCACCCACCCGATGGTGGCGACGTGCGTCCCGTCCGGGCAGAGCTGCTCGGCGGCGGTGCTCGTCGCGGTGTCGGTTGCTTCTCCGAAATCGTCCCAGTTCATGTCTCAATCTCCGGGGTGTGCTTGTTTCCGATCTTCACAATGCGATCCGCGTCGCCGATGAGGGCGTCGTCGATGATCGACTTCGCCCGGTTGAATGACACGGCCCCACGCTTGAATGCCAGTGCCGTGTCCTCCACGATTTGCATGGCCGCCGAATGGCGGGCTTCGTGTTCGCGTTCTTCCGTGCTGCTCATGACGTAACCTCCTGTGGGTCGAGCTGCTCATGCCGCTTGTTGATCTCGCCGTCCAGCTTGTTCCGCTGGCTCTCGGTGAGGTCACCGGCCGTTACGGCCTTGTCGGCCTCATCGGCGATCTGCCCAAGCTCCTCAACGGTGTTCGCAGCCCGGACGCGGTCGAGCCATCCGGCCTTGGGAGCCGATACCGTCGTTACGCCAGCGAATAGCGGGGCGAGGGCTTCGATCGTCATGGGCAGTTCCTGGGCCAATCCGTAGCGGTTTTTGGCGTCGAAAGCCGCCGTCCGCTCGGTGTGCAGCACACGCTCCCGACCACCCTTGGCTCGCGTCCGGCCGTCCTCGCCGGCCACCAGCTTCGTGCGGTAGTTGGCGAAGAGGATGCAATCGGCCCACTCTTTCACCAGCGGCCCCGACTGCTTGGTCAGCTTCAACTCGTAGCGGTCGTAGCCCTCGTCCATGTCGGGCGGGCTCACCCGCTTTACGGTGGAGTGGCCGACCATCACGACGTTCACGCCCTGGTCGATCAGCGAGTCGCAGACCGCGAGAAGCCGACCGACAGATTCGGCCACCATCGTGTAGCCCTTACCGAATCCGAAATCCTCGATCGACCGCTTGTTGGCCTTCTTGAGAAGGTGGTCAATCAGAAGCCGCTCGGCCCAGTCGATCGAGTCGATCACGACCGTCTTGAAGCCTTGGTTGTCGCGGATCAGTTCGTGGAGGGCACCTTCAAGGTCCATCCACGACGAAACCGAAACGCGAGCAACGTCCAGGTGGTTCGTCCCGTCCTCTGTGTCGAGCACCACCGCATTCGGAAACTGGCTTGCCAGCGTGGACTTGCCGATCCCCTCGACGCCGTAGGCGATGACTCGCTTCGCCGTCTGCCGTACACCGCGTGTGATTTTCATATTTGAATCCCTTCTTCTTGTGCCCATCGCTCCATTTCGGTAACGGCCGTGCGGACCATCCGCACGTCACCGTCAAAACTTCGACTCTGACCTTCGACCGCAGCGACACTCGTGAGCATCAGTCGTGCAGCCCGTAACAACTTCAGCGCCCGGCAAATGCCCAGTGCGGCCTTGCCGTCCACCACCTTCACACTCGCCCTTTTCGGGTCCACTCCGCTCGGCATTGAGTTCGCTCCTTCGGATTGACACATGACGCGGTGCGTCGATTCCGATCCGTACCACCGGCTGGTAGCCGTCGACCTTGTAGATCGCGGTGACTAGC